AATTTCAGGGTGCAAAGGTTAATACAGCTTTTGATGCAACAACAAATTCTCTTAACTTAACTGGTGCAGGACAATTTGATAATATTGCTGATCTTGATGCTGTTGGATCACTAGATGATGTTGGAGGAATATCTCCATCAGGTACTTATGATTTTGCATCTACTTTAGATTTAGGTGCAGTATTTAGTCTTGATTTAGTTAGGCATTTCAAAACAGAAGGTTTTTATCCAGCAGATTTGATTGATTCAAGAATTGCAAATGTAGATACTTGGACAGACTTTGATGGAACAGATGCTAATGATGTAGATGCTCAATTATTTGTACGCTCCACGCAGGATGATCCTTCTGGTTCGCCTACATACAGTGATTTTCAAAACTTTACAAGCGGTACATTCAAGGCAAGAGCTTTTCAATTTAGAACAGTTCTTACCAGTAATGATCCAGCACAGGATATTAGAGTATTTCAATTAGGTTATTCAGCAAAATTGGAAAAAAGAATAGATCAGGGAACTGGTCAGGTAATAACTTCATCAGCAGGAGTAACCACAGTTCCATTTAGCTCTCCATTTTTTGTTGGAACGTCTGCACTTGGAAACCTTAATCAACATTTACCAACAGTTAATGTCACTGCTCAGAACTTAGCTTCTGGTGATTTCTTTGAAATATCAAATATAACTGCAAGTAATTTCCAAATACATTTTAAAAATTCATCAAATGCTTCTATAAGTAAGCAATTTGTATTTGCGGCTGTTGGTTTTGGAAAAGGATAGTATAATAAGATCAATGTTACTTTTCTAAATGGCTAGAGTCGATAACACAGGTGGAGCAGGCTATGTAGTTGACAATGGAACGGGTGCTGCTGTCCGAACAAAATTAAATCAAATTACTGCTGCTATAAATTCTTTAAATAGCGGTTCTGGCGATCCATCAATAAATTCAGCTTTTCAGCCACACATTGATACAGGAAGTTCATTACTTAAGATAAGAAACGCAGCTAATAACGCATATGTAACGATAGGAAATATCAGTTTAGATAACTTGGGTCATGTTGTAGCAGCAACTCCTGTGATGACAGGTGATGTAAGCATGAACTCTAATGGATTTTTAAAAATTCCTGTAGGGACTACTGCTCAACAGCCTGGTCAATCTGGTCAACCAGCAGCAGCAGCAGGACAATTTAGATATAACTCTGATTTAGGACAATTTGAAGGCTATACAAACGCTTGGGGTGCTATTGGTGGAGGCGGCGGAGCTACTGGTGGAGGCACTGAGGCCATATTCCACGAGAATGAGAATCAGATGGATCAGAACTATACAATCGGTGATGGAGCGTCTAATATAAATGCAGGGGTCTTTGGTCCATTAACGATTAATGCAACCTTAACAATTCCAGCAACATCTGTGGTAACTATTGTTTAATTATGGCTTTTATTATTGATGGAACAACAGGAATAGCAACAGTTGATGGAAGTGTTTCCGCACCAAGTCAACGTGGGCAAGACAGTAATAGCGGAATATCTTACGGAGCAGATAGTATAAAGTTTTCAACAAATGGTGTAGAACGATTAGCAATATCCAATAGTGGTTTAACTGGAGATGGCTCTGGTTTAACCGGAATCGCAGGAGGAGGTAAATTATTAAAATATTATTATTGGGAGATGACAAATGAATTTTCAACAAATAGTACTTCTTATGTTGATGTAACAAATGCGTCTTATGATTTTACCCCTAGTGCTGCCGGAAGTAAAATATGGTGTTTATTTACACCAATGGTAGCAGCCGAAGATCATATACAAGAGGCAAGTGGTTTTGTGGCAATAAGAAGTGGCAGTACAACACTATTTGAAACTGAACATTGGAACTATACTTTTACCGGTAACGCATATAGAACTTCTTATACTTTTAACCACCCAATACAATATATAGATACCCCGACTTATACTTTAGGAAATAGTATTAACTATAAACTAAGTATTAAGAAAGGCAGTTCTGAAATGAGAGTGAATTATAACGGACGAGGTAAATCCAACTTTTTAATTTGGGAAATAGCTGCATGATATACACTAAACACAGAGCCGTCAAATCTTTAAAACCAAATTCTGAATGGAGTTGGGGTAGTTATGACTATAAGGATCTTCAATGGCATAGTTCAGATACGCCACCAACTGAAGCTGAAATAGATGCTGAACTTGCAAGATTAAATAATGCAGAACCAATGAAATTGTTAAGAGAGGAACGAAATATTAGATTGGCAGCCTGTGATTGGGTCGTGCTTAGTGATTCACAGTTAACCACAACTAAAAAGACAGCATGGAAAACATATCGTCAAAGTTTGCGTGATCTCCCAGCTAGTGCATCGCCTAAGTTAGATTCTGATGGTAACTTAGATATAAGTTCTGTCACCTTTCCTACCGAACCAAGTTAATTATGACAGCAAAGATTAAATTAAACGCAGCATCAGGTGGTGGGTCAGTAAGTCTTGAAGCACCTTCATCTACGACAAGTGATGCAAACGTAGAGTTTAAACTACCTGTAGCTGATGGGACATCTGGACAGGCTTTAACTACAAATGCTAGTGGTCAACTGGCTTTTGCTTCTGTTGCTGTTGGTGGTGCAAGTAATATTGCTTTTAATGCTGGTTATGGTCTTGATTTTTCTGCAACTGCTGATGGTAGTGGATCAAGTCAGGCAGAACTTTTTGACGATTATGAAGAGGGTTCATGGACTCCAACAGTCTCTAGTAGTAATGCTTCATTTAGTACAGTAAACGGTAGATATGTAAAAATAGGAAGAATGGTTACAGTTTGGTTTAAGATCTCAGGTGGTGGTAGTTATAGTGGTAGCAGTGCATTAGGAATAGGTGGATTACCTTTTTCAAATAACACTGGTAATCAGCCCATTGGAAACTCAGAATATTATAAAATTCTTTTTGCTGATGGTTATTCAGATCATGTAACGCCATATCTTTCAGGTAATACCTTTTATTGGTTAAGAAATAATAGTGCTAACGGTAGTGGTAATTTTCTTACAGTAAATTTATTTTATACAGGTGCTTCTATCAATACAACACTTTGTTATGCCACAGATTCTTAGACCTTTTTATGTCTATAAACTAAAAAACCATAAAACTGTTTTAATCGGAGATTAATCCTAATGGCACTTACAGAATCAATCGAATATGACAAAATAGAGGTTGTCGGTCAATACAAAATGGTACAAGTCCGAAAAGCAACTGTAATTAAAAGGGATGGTGTAGAAATTCCTGGATCAAGGTCTTTTCATAGATACCTTCTAACTGCTGGTAACTTAGATGCTTCTGATAATTTAGTTGATACAGATATATCATCAGAACCAGCAGAAGTACAAGCAGTATGTAATGCTGTGTGGACTACTGATGTAAAAGCTGCATATAAAGCTAAACTAATAGCAGATAAGCCAACTTCTTAATTATGTCAGAGATCAAGGTAAATTCGATAAAAGGGGTTTCAGCAACAACTCCAGCAGTAACTATCAATAATACTGATGGAACGTGTACTGCCAATATTACTAATAACCTAAGCAACAGACGACTCACGATAAATGGAGCGATGGAAGTAAGTCAACGCGGTACGTCAACAACAACAGACGGATATTTAATAGATAGGTTTACATCATCTTTAGCTGGTATAGACCAAATGCAATTTACAATGTCTCAATCTACAGATGCACCATCTGGTTTTAGAAAATCTTTAAAATTTGATATAACAACTGCCGAAACTGGTGGTACTGGTTCAGATGAATATGCAATGGTCAGGTATATAACGGAATCTCAAGATATTGCACATTTTTTGTATGGAACAAGTGGTGCAAAAACTATTACATTAAGTTTTCATGTGAAAGCCTATCAAACAGGAACATATGCACTAAATCTTTTTGTAGGCGATAGTGGTAGATCTTATACAGCAAACTATACAATTAGTCAGTCAGCAACTTGGGAAAAAAAGACACTGACTTTTGTTGGTGATACAGGTGGTTCAGAAGTAAATGTTGATAATGGACATGGATTGTATATTAACTGGTTTATGTCATCGGGAACAGATTACAAAAGTGCTACTACTAATTTTAATCAATGGGCAGTATTAGGAGGTGCACAGGGTTGGGCATATGGTCATAATGTAGATTTATTAAATTCTACAGATAACTATTTTCAACTTGCAGGAGTTCAATTAGAAGTGGGCAGCGTGGCAACAGATTTTGAGCATAGGTCATTTGGAGATGAGTTACTAAGATGTCAAAGATATTATTATAGGCAAGCTAGTACATTTTATGGTTTCTTTGGGTATGGAACTAACTCAGGTACAAATCAGATGGGTAATTTAATTAGACCATGTGAAATGAGGGCATTACCTACCGTTACTATGACAGCAGGTGGCTATTGGTCTAGTGGCCCAACAGCAGGTGGTAATGGTGGTTTTTACAGTTATGCTTATGGACAAACAACTAGTTCCAATGGACCAAATTTATCTAATTATCAACTTGATGCGGAGCTTTAATTATGACCTACACATATAAAAAAGTAAAAGATATTGATGGCAGTATAGGGAACTATATTTTAAGAAAAGAGGATAATGCTTTTATTCCAAAAGATGAAGGAAACACCGATTACCAAGAATACCTTAAGTGGGTTTCTGAAGGTGGAGTTATCGAAGATGCTGATTAATTAATCTTTTCGTGCATCTGCCTTGTCATTAAACCCATAGTGACGTAGAGAGGGGATAGGGCTAGAATAAGCAGTAATACAAGCACACTTGAAAAAGATAGTGCTTTTAAAATTGCAAATTTAATCATGTTTCAAAAAATTGCTAATATTCTTAGCATAGTTTCATTTGTAATGGTAGCTTCTATGAGTGGTGGAGCGTACTTTGGTTACAAGTATGTAACTTCAGAACAGTTTAAATCGAGAGTTATGAACGAGATTCTTGGAAATGTTCAAGGAATGATGCCTAAAGTATTAGAAAAAGGATTACCTGATCTTACTGGCCCATCTTTACCAATACCACCAACAATGGGTGAATCACAAATATGAACTGTTGGCACTGTAAAACTGAACTGATCTGGGGTGCTGATGCTGATATAGAGGAAGATTTTCAACCTGTTTTGTATCAGGAATATTCAATGGTTAGTAATTTTTCTTGCCCTAAATGTGATTCATATGTAGAAGTCTATAAAAGAAGAGATGCCTACGATTGAAATACCTGATATAAGTATCCCTGAAATATATATCCCAGACGTTCCAGAAATCTATAGTCCTCATTACATAGAAATAGCAAAGCCACCTGATATAGATGTTCCTGGTTGTACTTATCAACATCGTGATATAAAGAATACTGGTAATCGTAATCTGTTATTAGAAGATCCTAATGGTGTATATACAACGTGCGATGTACCATTTCCTAGTTTCATTCCTCTTGACTATACACCTGAGAATTTGGTCATTACAGAGGAAGTTCCTACAAATAATGAAACCCCACCCTTACCAGAAGCAACGACTCCAGAGATACCAGAGATACCAAAAGAAAAAGATATTGAATTAGAGCCCTGTCCTGGAAAAAATAATCAGAGAGTAGGAGACTTTCGTAACGAAAAACGATTGGAGCGTGTCACAGGCCATAAAAGAGGAGAAGATGGGATTGAATGTATAACTCTCTATGAAAGTGTTCCGTTTAAAGATCAGTACATTCCAGAAGTTTCTACTATTGTTATTGGCTTGGTCGCTGCCAGTAGTCCACTTCTTCTTAACGCAGTAAAACCATTAGTAAAACAGATAGTGAAAAAGCTTACAAAGAAGAAAGATAAGGTAGAATAAAAGAACCCTATTCGACAAGGCAATGGATAGGGCGTCTAGGTGGGCAAGTTTAACCGTGCTTGCCTACTGCTTTAATTTATGAGTATGTGGGATAACTTGATTTGGAGGAATATTAACAACAATATCTTCACAGGTAATAGCACTAGGAGTATTAGGTTTAAAATAAACTCCATCTTTTGCCATTTTTGAGCACATTTCTAAACGATATAAACTGATTTCCATTTTAGTTTTCTTTATCAATAATTTTTGAGCTTCTATATTTACTGCACTTGCTTCGTGACAAAGGGCTGGAGATTTTCCTAGTGGAATATTTATCTGAGCAGAAATACCATAATTTAAGTTAAAGTTTTCCTTCTCGAATCTAGGAGTTTCTTGTACATATTTTATTTCTCCAGTATTTTCGTCATATATATTTTGTCTAGTCACAGTTTCTCTAGGTAAAGAAAATGTATGGGAATCGGTTACATATGGTGTAATCGTAAGACTAGGCGAAGCACAGACAATACCCTGACTCATACGAAAAGAAGGCATTGATGATGGAGTTATCATGGTTGCATTATTGTTCACTACACCTTGAGCATTACTACTTGGCGAAGCCACTGTAGTGTTTGCAAGGGTTTTGACAGGACAAAGAAATAAAGCTATTGCCCAAAGGTAGTTGTAGTTTCTACGGTAGTTGTTGTATTTATTGTTCTTGTTATTGTGGTTACTGTGTCTAATCCTGGAGTTATTAGAGTTTCTTGAAGAGAAAAAGCTGATCCTGGAGTTACGACTTTCCATCTTGGAACAGCTTCGAGATTTGGTGAAGTCCAACTAAAATTTACCCCTCCAACTGTTTGTTCTGTAAGAGTTGTAGCTGTAGGGTTGATATATCCATTGAGGTCATTGCTTTCGATATTATGTCCTGACGCAGAATATGAGTACCCTGTTCGATACTGATGACTTGTAATAGTTTCATTTATTACTGATTCTGAAGTCGAGCTGGTTTGAGAACTACCCGAACGAAATTGTGGAACTACAGGAACAGCAAGTGTTCTTATAGGACATAATAGTAAAACTAATAACCAAAGTCTAGTCAATCGTAATACGGACAGTAGTAGATCCAATACAGCTAGTACCTGATCCTCCAGCAGTACAGGTATGGATTCCTGATGAAACAGATGTTAAAGCTAAGTTTCCTGCTGTACCACCTGAAATAACAGTAGTTTGACCACCAAGAACAGGGAGACTTGCAATACCGCTTGATGGAGTAATTGCAGATTGTGTTACATCTCCAGCCTGATATGATTCCGATAGTGAAAACGCTGAACCAGCAGTTGTAACCGATTTATTTGTATTAACTAAAGCTGGTACTCCATTACTTAAACTACCAAGATTTAAGCCACCTATCCCATTTGTAACCACACTATCTCCTGTTCCTGTAGAAGTTGTGATATTGTTTCCACTTATGCTGTAGCTCGATGGGGCTGCATTAGTAATTACATAAGGCGAATCAATAGATATTTGTGCAGAGGTTACAAACTCTTGTTTTATATTGGCAAAAGCAGCCGAAGGCAAAAACAGAAATAAAGCAAACAGTTTTTTCATTTGATACCTACTTTAGAGTTCTTGTTATCTACTATATTAACCTTACCAAGTTTCTTTTTACCATTTGTAGCAGATTTTACTTGTAAGCCCATGTTTGACATGACAGCACTAAGCAAACCTGCTGCGAAAGTGGTATCAATTTGTCGGGTTGAATTTCCGAAGTATGCAAAAGAAATTACCCCTAAACTCCAAAAAAGTATAATCATCTGGACAAGGTTAGATAAAATAGAATTACCTTGTTGTGATTCTTCTTGATCTACTTCTTTAGTAGTCTCTTCAGCCATAAACGTAAAGATTCTTGTCCAATACTAGCATTTTAGCTATGTTTGGAAAGTAACACATATTTTTTTCATGTATAAGATCCTAAAACCAATCTTAATGACCTTTTTAACAACTACTGCTGTTAAAAGGTTAGTAATTGATTTACTAAAATCAATCGCAAAGCAAACTACCAATACTTTGGATGATAAAGCAGTTGCAATTTTAGAAAAACAACTTTTTCCCTAACATGAAAATTACTAAGTTTCTCAACATAGATATTGAGCCAGCACCTCCAGAGTTGGAACTAGAAATCGAAATGCAATGTAGAGAAATAATGAAAAGTAATGATCTGGATAATGTAAAAAGATATTGCACACATATGGTTAGAAAGAAGTTTGATCAAGATATTTTTATGGCTTCGCTGTTAAATAGACTTATAGAATTAGAAGCTAATCGTGTTGTATTAGAAATGAGAAAAGAAAAAAGAAAACCAACAAATCCTATTGCAAAGTTTTTTCGTACTCGTTAATTTCTTCGTCAGTAAAATCTCTTATAAATAATTTATCTATTTTATCAATTTCATAATTATGTTTAAGGATTGCAGTTCTTATATGCTCTGTAACCCAACGACCTTCATCATATACTACTTGTGCTTTGCCATTTTCTTTAATAAAAACATAATGATCTTGCCCTTTCATTTGTATTTCTAAAAAGTTTTTCTCTAAATTTTTACGTCTTATTTCCTTAAGTTTGCGTAACTTAATTACAGACTTTCTTTCTTGTTTCATGGTTTAAATATAAGGCATAAGTAAAAACATATGCCTTTTTTTAATAATTTTAAAATAGACCTTGCGAGGTAGAAACATTCTTTATTTTTTGTGGATTAATTTGACCATAAAATCCGTTCCCGTCATCTGATTCATACGCTTTAGCGTTGATGTATATACCTTGAGTTTTAATTGATCCTTTTTCTTTTCCAAGATAAACAGAACCTTCAGCAGTTTTGGTATTTACTAAATTTTGAAAATGATCCATTAAATGTGTAACAGATTCTGTTGGAATGAACAAACTTAATTGATTGCCAAACTTACCATCTTGAATTTTAAATTTGATAGGTAATGGGATTGCTGGATTAAATTCTTGTTGTGAATTAGTCATTGAAATAATTTTGTAAGACGTTTTTGATAAATTGATTAGGAGGAACATTATTGTCTTTACAATATGTTCTTATTTGTTTTGCAAGAAGATCATCAGTTCTGATCGAAAAGATGTTTCTGTTGTAATCTTTATGGCGATCTTGCTTGCGTTCTTGAAGTTGATTTAGAACTTGTTTTCCTGCAAATTCTGCTTCTTCTTGAGTCATAGAGTTGAATCAATTTCATTTATTAGAAGTGTAAGGGCTTTTCCTTGTTCAGTAGTCCTAATGTCATCAGGGCCAATTGCTTTTGCTGTGATATCAAACATTTTTTTAAATTTATCTACTACAGAATCTTTTTTATCAGGATATTGTTTTGATAGATTTATCATTTTATTTACAACAGCATCTTTAGCAAATTTAGATATAGGTTCACCATAGTTCTTGTCTTCAATAGATTCAACAGGATCAGGTTCTTCTTTAGGTTTTGTAGGAGTTCTTGTAATACCTGTTTTATCAGCAGGAGGTTCAGTTAATGACATTGCATCATCATCAACTTCAGAAC